TCTAAAGCCAGTTGTCCATCTTGAGTTGTAATGGTTTTAGAACTAAACCCATTACGGCTATTTGAGCCTTTCTTGGGCTGATGCTTTTCATAACCGAGATGGTCTGAAAGTTCAGTATTGAGTGCAGTTTCAATCATGAATTTTTTAAAGACTGCTGTCATTTGGTTTAAGTCTTCTGGTGTTTTTAGACCTTTAGCCAATTCGGCAGCCATACTTTTGATTGTTGCTTCATCCATGTGAAGTACCTTTTGTAATTATCCTCTGAAGGATAAATGAAAATTAAGTACTTACACAAAATTTAGAACAGTCCCAAATTAACGAAGTTTCGCTGTCTGACCACTTTACTAAGGAGAGTACTTCACCTAGTACAGCACTTTACCTAGTAAAGCACGAGCACTTTACTAAGGAAAGTACGAGCACTTTACCTAGTAAAGACACAATAGATAATACTTATAAAAATATTTATAGAGAGGAGAGCACACAAGAAAATCCAGTTGATGAAGTTCTGAATATCTGGAAACCAGATTTACAACAATTGAATTCTTGGATGCAAAGATCAGGTTTACCAAAAATCAATCAAGCTCAAGTTGAAGAATTACTTCTTGAAATCAATCCTCACTACGAAAGCAAAATCCATACTGGTGCAGTTACAAGCAACCAGATGTATTCAAACTTTGTGAAGTGGGTTAAGCGTGACTACAAGCTTGTAGAGCGTTTATTCCAACAAGCTAGTGGTGTTGTACAAAACATCAATCCTTCTGAACTCAAAGCAGATATGGGGGATTGGTAATGTCGAATATTCATAACATCCCTATGGAACAAGCAGTTCTTACAGCATTGATGACAGTAGACAAATCATTTGACGTTGTAAGTAACGATCTTGATGTTGAGTGTTTCTTTCCGGAGCGCCACAAGCAAATCTTCCAGGCAATTGCCGACCTTGCGAATGAAAACAAGCCATATGATTTCGTTATGGTTGAGCAGCAGCTTAAACAAAACAACGTAATTCATTTGATGGGCGGCTCTGAATACTTACTTCAAATGTGCAGTGATGCACCTTCAAGTTTTTATAATCTGGAGTCTTATGTTGCTGAGCTAAACAAATTCAAGGCACACCGTGAAGTTGAGCATATCGGGCAAAGCATTGCTGAGATTGCTAAAGACTTAACAATTCCGGACGTTCACATTGCGGCAGAAAGCATTCTGGATGGTAAGAAAACCTCAAACGATGTTGAGAAAACTAGCTTCACTTTTGAAGAGGCTATGAACCGTGCTACAGATCGTTTAATCCAAAAGGCTGAGGCTAAAGCTAACAAGCAATACACAGGCGTAAAGTTCAACCTGCCTCATCTGGACAACGTAGTGGGCACCATTCAGCGCGGCCATTTTTGTGTGATTGGTGGTAGACCCGGATCAGGAAAGTCCACTCTGGCGCAAATGGTGGCGATTCAGACCGCTATGCAGTTCAAGGAAGCGGTACTGGTGGTATCTGCCGAGATGGATGTGGAGACATTCACAAACCGCTGCATCTCAGCACTCACCCAGATTCCATACGACAACATCCACAATGCCGATCTGTACGACGGGATGATTCAGGAATTTGCAGGCGCTCAGGATCGTTTTAGCAAGCTGCCAATTCATATTGAAGATAAGCAGAAGCCAACTATTGCAGAGATTCACTCTTATGCACGTAAGGCCAAGCGTAACTACAAGAAATTGGGCTGCATCATCATTGATTACCTGCAACTGGTACGTGACCCGACCAAGAAAGACCGCTATCAGGAAGTTAGCTCAATCAGTCGTGATTTGAAGGCGATGGCGAAGGAATTCGATTGCCCTGTAATCGCACTGGCACAGCTCAACCGTGAGTCTGAAAAAGGTAAACGTCCAAAGGCATCTGATCTGAAAGAGTCTGGCCAGATCGAGCAAGACGCAGATCAAATCATCCTAGCGAATCCAATCATAGGTGAAGACGACCTGCCATCAGGTGTCACTGAATTAATCGTTGCTAAAAATCGTCATGGCAAGAAAGGCGTAGTTCGAGTTATGGACCGCTTAGATATCTGCCGTTTTGTGACTATCCGAGAAGAAGGAATGGCTGCATGAAAACATTAAATAGAACTAAGAAATTGAACTTTGATGACCAGCTTAGCTTGCTCATGTTCGGTTGTCATGCGACTGCGCCTTTCAGTGTCAAAGACGTGAAGGAATCAGTGTTTGATTTCAATAGAGGGACCATCTACAGCAATCTTCAAAAATTTATTGAATGGAAATATTTCGAACGTGTTGGGAAAAATCATTACAAGGCAACTCAATACGCAAAAGACATCCTAAATGTAAAAGGGGAGCTAGTAGCATGATCGAATCAATGACTCCAAATATGCACATCAAGCAAGACTTTAGCGCAGAGATTGCTGCATGGGTTGAGCAGGGCAATCAAATTACTGTTCTAGGTCGTGGTGAGAGTACGCATAACAAAGCATTCAACAATGCGACTAAGAAGACTGCACAGGATGTCATGAGACGCATGATGGAAAAGTTTATGACTTTTGGCGAGTTAAACACAGTGATCCGACTGCGCTAGGTAAAAACATGTTTGGAGTAGTTTGCCGATCAGAAGTTAATCTAACAGCTCGGGAGTGTCTTATGCCACTAGGCGATGACAAAGGGATTGAGCTTTATGGCCTGCGCGAAGAGATCATGACAGGACATGACAAGGAGGCGGTATGAAACCAGAACAGTTTATTCGTGAGTGGGGTATTGAGTATTCCAGAAAGTATGTAGCACTTGCTGAAAGTGAAGGTGACATATTGCCTTGGGAGAACCAGCTTAAGCAGTTGATTGCGTCACTTGATCTTATTACCCATATGGGTGGCCTATCCGAAGTTAAACGCAAATTTAGAGATAACGGTTCATGTCATGGCGAACGAATGAAAGCTTTGATCAAAGACCACGAATCAATATACGGAGGCGGGGATGAGTAAAAATCTTTTGATCGGACTGATAAGTTTTATTGCTGGATTTGCCTTCTGCTGGAATGAAGTTGTCGATTTATCAAAGAAGGGTGAGACATTCACGATAAGTGGAACTCCATACAAAATCATTGAATTAGATGTTGTGGAAAAAGGAGCCAGCCATGAGTGAGTTTAAAGCGGGTGACTGGGTCAAAACCCAAGGACATATAGGACTAATGGTGATTTACAAAGTGACTGGTGAAAAAGCCATTGTGGATGTGATCAGTAGAACAGGAAAGTCGATTGGGCTATCTGGATACAAACTATCTGAGATTGAGCGCGCATCAGAAGCTGAGATTAAAGCAGGCCACCGCATTGAATCAAGCAACGATCAAGCAATAAGTGATTGTAGTGTCTCAAATTTATGCCAAAACGATACACAAAACAGTTTGCCTATCAAGCAAGAGAATCAAGACATGGGCGACGACTCCCACATAGAAAACCGTATCAGCCCGCTGTGTAAATCAAAGGATTTTTGAGATGGATATTAATAAAACAGACATGTTTGAAAAGTTCTTCAATGGATTTCAAGAGAAGTTCATTGAAGCGTTCATGGCAGCGGGCGAGGAGAAGATTCTTGTTCGAATTTTAGAGAACCAAAAGGCAAGCAAAGAAGAGTACAGAACTTATTTCAACTGTGCTTGGGAGTTCTTGGAAAAGACCACGATTGCAGAACAGCAAGCGAAAGTGGAGGAGCTGCAAAAGCGGGTGCAATTCCTTGAGCAAGAATTAGGTGGATGGAAAGGGAAATCTATTGCGGCGATGATAAATGGAATGTGTGGTCAATGTGGCAAGGAGCCATTGCAGGCAATACGTTCTGATAAAGATGGTTATGCACTTCTACATTGCTTTGGATGTGGCGCAAACAAGTATGAATTGATGGGAGAGCAAGCGCTCAAGGGGGAAGGATGAAAGACTTTGCGATAGCAATTATCTACGGTGCAGCGCTATTCGTATCAATTAAGTATGCATGGCGTTGGTACAACGGTGAGCTTTCAACACCTGCAATTATGGAGTGGTTTGGCAGAGGATTCTTTTTTGCTTGGGGAGTAATAGCAGCGACTTTAACTATGGTTTTGGTTATCCGCTTAATTACGGAGTATGTCAAATGACCACATTCAAAGAGGCTCAAAGAATTAGATCAAAACCAGTGGCGCGTTCTTGCGTGCCATTAAAGCATAGACAAGGTGTTAGCAAAGGCGAAGCAATGCTTTGCCGTCAGCTAGATGTGATGAATATCGCTTATGAGCAGGAGTTTAGATTTCACCCTGAGCGTAGATGGAAGGCAGACTTTCGAATTGAAGGTTATCCAATCCTAGTTGAAGTGGAAGGCGGTGCATTCAGTAATGGCCGTCACACACGAGGTGAAGGCTACACAGCAGACTGCGAGAAATACTCAGTTGCAGCTATTCATGGATGGACTGTAATTCGTGGCACTACAAAGCAAGTGCAAGCAGGCTTGGTGCTCAATTGGATTGAAGAAGCAATGAAACGGATGAAGGTGGCGTGATGGTCTTTTACGAAGTTGGGACATACGAACAATACGAAGAAGGTTTTCATGCTTTCTTTCGCACTCGATATGAAGATAAAGCTGAACAAGTCAAAGCATGGGCAGAGGAGTACCAAGCTAAGACACCTGAATGGCCTACAGGTGAGACTGATGAAAAGCAGATTCAATATATGGATCTTGTTCGAAAAATTGATGATGAGTTTGCAGAGCTAATAGGCAAGAAGTTCCCAATCTCAAACTATTCAAAAGACATGTACTCAATACTTATAAACAAAGCAGAACTAGACGATTAGGGTGACGGTATGAAATCAAAGGTAGATGTAGATGCATTAAAGCTCACACTCCAATGGCAAGGATTCTTTCTAAAGGGATGGTTTGAAGATCAGTGGTGTGACCTCAAGGACTATGCAGAAGCTTCTTTAAAGCTGCTTCTAATCATCCTGAGAATTTTATTTTCTCCCCTTCTCATTATTTATGTCATTTGGCAGACCAGAAAAATGTATGAACAGATAGCGAGCGGAGAAGTCAACAGAGAAAAAGTCAGAAATCACATCAAGAAATACGGCAAGTAAGGGGAAAGAGATGAATGCAGTAGTAACGGAAAAATTATCAAATCTTGAATGGGTTGGTCAGCAAATGAGAGCTAAAACGGCAAGCTATGAAACGTCTACTGCATCGACAGGAGAGAAGGCGCCTACTTGGGAAGAGCGTTGCGGGGCTATTGCTTCAATTGAAGATGAAGCAACTAAGGCATATTGTGAGATATTAGTTTGGGGTGATTCAAGAGACACGACACAGGCATTCAAGACACTTGTGGAGCATATTGGTGAAATCTTATATGAAGCGGCAAGCAAAGAGCGCCAGCGACATCACTTTGATTTGAAGCTGTTCTGCATGAAGGTGGCTCGAATGCAGGTATTTTTTAAGATGCGTCCAGTGATCAAAGAAGATCGTACTTTGCAGGGACAATTGAAGTTCTGCGGGATTGATGAGATCAAAGCTGACACATACAGCAAAAACTATGCTTACCTTGGTGCGATGGTAGATATTATTTTGAAAGACATGGAAGATGAAATCGATTTCTATGTAGGGCTTTACCGTAAAAAGCTAAACAATTGACAGCTAAACGGATTTAAGGTAATGTTTTTCTATACTGGTCGTATTACGGATTTCCGAAGACCAACACATCAAAGCTCACTTAATCGTGGGCTTTTTTATTGCCTATTGGAAAGTGAGAAGAAGAATGGCTTGGCTATCAAACCGACATGCACCAACTAAACCAAATCAATTATGTGTACTAGCAGTCAAAGTTGACAGTGAGTCAATTGATTACCTGCCTGCTGTGTGGGATATGTGTGATAGTGAAGATAAACATTTCACTCTTACAGTAGATCGTCCTGATCTTGGCGATATTATCAAGTTAGATCAAGTTGAAGCTTATATGATTTTTCATCCTCTAACTGTTGAAGATAAAAAGCATTTCTAAAAGCTTTCGCTACGTTTCCTTTGCTTTTTGGAGGTTCACATGCTCCGAATCATCAGGCAAGTATTCTGTTTTCATGTTTGGGAATATGGATCGGATTACAACGACGACCCAATCAAAGAATGCAGAAAGTGTGGAAAGATTAAGTGTTTGTAGCCCTGTCCTTTGACGGGGTTTTCTTTTTTGGGGTGAACATGGACACAATCGAAGCGAAGAAGAATTTAGAAATCTATAAACGTAATCTTAGCCGGTTAGAAAACTATAACCATTTATTCAGCAGCCATACGTTTAAGACTGAATGTCAGCGTGAAGTAAATACTCTCAGAACCAGAATAGAGAACCTAGAAAATGCGTTCGACAAAGAGGCTAAACGAAATAAGAGCACTACCATGCGTTAGATGCGGCTATCCTCACTCACAGGCTGCTCATTCTAATTCTGGTAAGCATGGCAAGGGAAAAGGAATAAAAGCCTCAGATGCGTTTACAGTGCCGTTATGCCATAAGTGTCATTTCCTATTCGACACATACAAATTAGGCACAAGACAAGAATCAGAAACCATGTTTGAGCGGTGGTTAGAAAAGACCGAGTTAATGTTAAAAATAGATACAAAATCAGACGATGTTTTCTAATTAAATCATGTGGTTATGGTATAATTTAACTCTATAAATCAATGGTAAATTCTAATGAAAATTAGCCTAGAAATTGATGTGCCAGAGTTTGATTGGATTGATACACCAACATTGTATAGAACGCCAATTGGTGAGTTTAACGACATCCAAGAAGTTAAAGAAATTGGTCGCTTGATTGAATACCTGCAACGGCTAGATGAAATTGAATGGATTATTAACTCTAACCATCAACATGTTCGACATCCATTTTGTCGCGAGTTAATTCGTGATCGACTTCGCTTCATTCCAGAGAATCAAATTTACTGGTTTGGTGAACAGCTTAGCTACTTTTTACAAGACTTTGAAAAGAGAACCGGTCGCAAGTTCGAAGAATATGAATACAAATATCAAGTCCTTTCAAATGGCAAGAAGATTCAATTTAAAACATTCTCAATGATGTTTGATACTGAAGAAGTGGCTTTGCGTCATATAGCAAAGGTCTATACATCAAGAAGTGATTTTAAGTTTGAGAAAGTTTAAGCCACCCTCGGGTGGTTTTTTATTGCGAGGTCAAAATGGAACCACGATTCGTCATCAAAAACCATTCTGACATCAACTATGTAATTGGCTATCTGAATAATAATCATGCAAAGGCAGCGAGTGAAGGGAAGCCTTTAGTAGTATTAATCGCACCTCAAGAGAAGGACCGGACGAAAGCTCAAAACCGCTTGTACTGGATGTGGCTTAATCAGTGGGCTAAACGTCAAGGTACAGATAAAGACTATGAGCATCTGTTCTTTAAGAAGAACTTCTTAGCAAAAATCTATGATCGTGATGACGTTGGCCAATACAAGAAAACATTCAAGGCTGTTAGAGAGTTGAAGGATTCTAAGCATCCAGCCTATCAACAAGTAGCTGATGGACTTTGTGAGTTAATGAGCACGACAGACGCAAGTACAGCTCAATTCACTGAATACCTAAACGACATTCATGCATTCTGCAATAAACAAGGGTGTTATTTGGAAACGCCTGATGATCTTAAGTATGTGCTTGAATAATTGCCAATTTCATATTATTAATGTCTCTCACTTTATAAAATGAGAAACTAACAAATGACAATGAATAACCTTGAATATGAAGCAGTAATTGAATGTGAAAAAATTAAAGGTAAAGCAGCAATTGCTGTGGCAATACTAAGCAATTGTGGTGGCCATGGTGTTATGGATTTAAGCGAGTTAAGTAGAGATAATTTACTTAAGTATATTAAAGAGGTTCAAGCAACCTTAGATGAATAATACGAACCGCCCAAGTGGCGGTTTTTTAATGAGGTAAATATATGGCAGCTCCAATCGATAATAGATTCTGGGAGCAGCGCAGCTCTCACGGTCGTAAACCGATCTTTGAAGATCCAGAACAACTATGGGAAGCTGCCTGTGAATACTTTGAATGGGTTACAGATAACCCACTAGAAGAGGCGAAGGCATTTGCATATGAGGGCGTTGTAACTGTTGAAGATTTGCCGAAGATGCGCGCAATGACCATTCAAGGTCTATGTTTCTTTCTTGATATCTCTGACGAAACTTGGGCAACTTACTGCTCTAAAGAAGGTTTTATTGGAATCTGTAGCGATATCAAAAGGGTTATCTTCACTCAAAAGTTTGAAGGTGCAAGTGCTGGATTGCTTAATGCTTCTATTGTTGCCCGTGAGCTTGGCTTAGCTGACAAACAAGAGAATAAGCTGACACTTGAAGTTCAGTCATTATCAGAATTGATGGATGAAATAGGGAAGGATGATTAATTATAAGGAGTAGCCATGCTGAATCCTGAGCATAAAGCGAAACTTAAAGACCAGTTATGGCGCTTAAATAATCTTTACTACATTACGAATAAAGAGGGTAAGCAAGTTAAGTTCAAGATGACACTTGAACAGCTTGAATACTTCGAAAACGAATGGACACGTAACATCATCTTAAAGGCACGTCAGTTAGGTTTTACCACTGAGATGTGCATGATTCAGTTAGATGCTGCATTATTCATGTCTGATAAGTGTGCATTGATTGCCCATACGCTACATGATGCTAAGCGCTTGTTCCGTGAAAAGGTTAAGTACGCTTATGATCGCTTACCGCATTTAATCAAAGCAGCCAATCCTTTAGAGATTCAAACTAAGGATGAGCTTGTATTTGTTAAAGGGGGTTCGATCACAGTATCAACCTCTTTCCGTGGTGGAACATTAGACCGATTACATGTGTCTGAGTTCGGTAAGATTTGTGCGAAGTTCCCAGATAAAGCACGTGAGATTGTTACTGGTGCATTTGAAGCGGTCAGTCTTAAAGGACGAATCACACTTGAGAGTACTGCTGAAGGTAAAAGCGGCTACTTCTATGAATTCTGCCAATTAGCGGAAAAGTTATTATTACTCAGCAAAAAATTAAGTCCTCTTGATTGGAAATTCTTTTTCTTCTCCTGGTGGAAGAATGCTGATTATGAAATTGAACCAACTGAAGAACTCCCACAGCGCCTAGTTCAATACTTTGAAGAACTGGAAGTTAAGCACAAGATTAAAACAACGCCAAAGCAAAGGGCTTGGTATCACTCAAAAGAGAAAACTCTTGGCGAGGATATGAAGCGGGAATATCCAAGTATTCCTAGTGAAGCTTTTGCTCAGTCTGTTGAAGGTGCTTACTACAAGAACCAATTTAAATTCTTGTATGCCAATAAACGCATTGGTGTATTGCCTTCTAATGATCATTTACCTGTTATGACCTTCTGGGACTTAGGTGTCTCAGACTCAATGGTGATCTGGTTTATCAGGAAGTTATCAGATACTTGCTACCAAGTTATCGATTACTACGAAAACTCAGGCGAAGGTATGCGGCACTATTTCAAAGTGCTTAAAGAAAAAGGCTACAAGTACAGCAAGCATTATGCTCCGCACGACATTAAAAACCGCTCTCTTATGAATGATGGTAAGTCTCGCCTAGACATTGCCAAAGAGGGTTATGTGCTTGATGACGGGGAGAAATACTCAGTCAACTTCGAAGTGGTGCCAAATATAACGGTGATGGATGGTATTGAGCAGGTTCGTGAGATTTTGCCTCTATGTGAATTTGATGAGTACAAATGTGCAGAAGGAATCACTCATCTTGAGAACTACCGAAAAGAGTGGAATGACAAGCTTGGATGTTGGAAAGACAACCCACTTCATGACATTCACTCACACAGTGCTGATGGCTTCCGTATGTTTGCTGTGGCTATGGGTAAAAAGGTTGTTGCAAAAACACTAGATATAGGAATGGTTTACTAATGCCAGTTAATACTGAACATCAAGCTTATGCAGACATGAAAAAGCGTTGGGAAACTATCGACGATGTCTGTGATGGTTCTGCCACGGTTAAGAAGCGTGGCGAACTTTATTTACCAAAACCCAATGTATCGTCTGATTTAACGCAGAATGATCAATATTATTTGGCTTACTTAACCCGTGCTGTGTTTTATGAGATTTCTAAAGACACATTAAACAAGATGGTGGGCGTGGTATTTGCTGAGGACCCAACGTTCGAACCGGATGGAATGGATTTTCTTAAATACGATGCAGATGGTACAGGTAAGTCAATTTACCAAGTTGCACAATCTGCCTTGCAAGGTCAGCTTAAACATGCACGTGGCGGTTTATTCGTAGATTATCCAACTACTAATGGAAATGTGTCTGTACAGCAGGCAGAGAGCTTAGGTATTCGACCAACAATCGTATTTTATGAGTCGTTGAGCATTATCAATTGGAGTCTAAAGCGAGTTGGTTCGGTCTATAAGCCTGAACTTATTGTCTTGCATGAGAAGTCCACAGAAAAAGATCCAGAAGACGAATTCTCTAAGAAAGAAATCAATATTTACCGCGTACTTCGACTTGATGAAAACAATGAATATAACGTTCAAGTTTATACAGATAAGTCAGGAGAACTACAGGGCGGTGATGCCTTCTATCCAACGAATTCATTAGGCCAAAGATGGAATGAAATTCCTTTTATTCCTTTGGGGTCTTTGGCTAATGATTGGAATATTGACCCGATCCCATTAGAACCAATTGTCACTATGAACTTGGCCCATTATCAAAACAGCGCAAGCTATGAAGAAATGGTATTTATCTGTGGGCAAGCTCAACCAGTTATTAATGAACTTGATGAAGGTTGGCGCGACTGGTTGCAGAAAAATGGAGTTCGCTTAGGTTCTAAGAATCCTTTAATGCTTCCGAAAGGCTCATCATTTGACTACAAGCAAGTCACTGAAAGCACCTTAGCAAAACAGGCTATGGATGCTAAAGAAAAGTACATGCAGGCCATGGGTGCCAAGATTCTTGAGACGGAACAAGTCAATAAAACGGCTACTCAATCAAATAATGAAAAACTTGCTCAGTATAGTGTCCTTTCTTTGTGTGTGGCTAATACCAATGAGGCGATGGAATACGCGCTTAAATGGTGTGCTGCATATTACGGAAGCGGATCTAAAGCGAAACTCACAATTAAGCAAGATTTTGCTAAAGGCAAGATTGACCTTGATACGCTTAAGTTCTATTGGGAAATGGTGCTTGCTAATCGCATGAGTATGGAAACATTCCATGAGTTGCTTACTACTGGGAAAGTACCAGAAATTAGCTATGAAGACGAACAAACACGTATCGAAAGCGAGTCAGTCAATAGACCTATGGTGGTTTAAATCGCAGGAGTGACAAATGAACGTCCAGTTGTCACAACAAGCTCTACTTGATGCCCTGGTATCACATCAGGCTTATCTCTACCGGTTGTCTTCAACTGAAATTAATAATCTCCTAACACAATTTGATTCGCTCTCTAGTGAGATGCTTTCAAAGTTAAGGGATTTATTAGACGATTTGAGTGACGCTGAAAAAACGGCATTCATGGCAGGACAATACACAACGCCTGCTTTGAAAGAAGTTAGAACAATAGTTCAGACTTGGCAGGCAAGTGTAGCGTCAGGATTGCTTGAGAGCTTCACTGTAAGCGCAACAGCACTTGCTGTATACGAAGCTACATATCAGGCTAAAACCCTCGCTAATCGCAAAATAGAGCCAAACGGCAAGACATTATTCAACAAAGCAAAGAAAACCCCTTTGAGTGGTGGTGTGCTACTTGACTACCTATTCGAGAAGATTGCAGACGATGCAAAAGTGCGAGTAGAGCAAACTATTCGTGATGGCTTGTCTAAAGGACAGACTAATCAGCAGATTGTTCAGCGGATAAAAGGTAAGAAAGCTCTCAATTACCAAGATGGTTTGCTTGATCAAAGTAGAAATCAGATTTCTACGATGGTTCGAACTGCTCGAAGTCATGTATCTAATGTGGCCTTGAATGAAACGTACGCTGCTATTGGTGTTGAGTATGTGAAGTTCATCGCAACACTAGATAGCCGCACTTCTAAAATCTGCATGGGTTATTCAGACAAGGTTTATAAGAAAGATGAACCTCATCCTGTGCCACCACTTCACCCCAACTGTAGATCGATCCTAATTCCGGTTTCGGATGATTCAGGAAAAACAATTGGGATGCGCCCATTCAACAACAAAGTGAATGGAGAGGGGGAGATAGGTGTAGTTGATTCAAATACAACTTTCAAAGGTTGGTTTGATAAACAAGATGCAGCTTTTCAAAAGTCTTGGCTTGGGCCATCCCGATACAAGCTATTCAAAGAGGGCAAGTATTCTCTGGATAAGTTTATTGATCCGCTTACAGGTCAACCATTCACGCTTGCTGAACTCAAAAAGCTTGATGAAGAAATGTTTAAGAGGTTGGGATTATGAAAGTAATTAGTCGAGGTGTGCCGCCCGAGTTGCAGACCCATAGAGACTCATGTGGCAAGTGTTATTCAGTTATCGAATTTCAAAAGAATGAGTTGCGAGTCATGAGCGATAGAAACGAAACTATCTATGTGTTGAATTGCCCTGTATGTCGTAACGATATTTGGATTGCATCTCAAGCATTAAAGCCAGTTATTTATAGAAATATGTAAAACAACTTAATTCAAACCTTAGCACCTTCGGGTGCTTTTCTTATTGTGAGAAAAGAAATGTTCGGAATAATTGAAAGTCTTACAAAAGCTACAGTATCAGCGGCTTCCACTGTTGTAACAGCAACTGTAGATACAGTGATGATTCCTGTTGATTCAGCAAATGGCAAGGATGTGTATGGACGAACTGCTAAAGCAGTGAACAACACATTGAAGAGCCTTGAAGATGCTAGCAAGCCAGTTTCTGAAAAGTAAAACCTAATTCTATTTAGAGCACTCGAAAGGGTGCTTTTTTATTGCCCGCAGTTTGTGACTGCAAAACCGCTCAGGGAGCAAAACATGAAATACAAACTCGATAGCCTAGAGGGCTTATCTGATGAAATGAAGGCACTTTACGAAGAAAAAGACGGTGCATTTTATTTAAAAGTTGAAGGTCTGCCGCAGCAAGATAACTCAGAACTTGATGGCCTAAAAAAGAAAGTTGAAGAACTTCTTGGTGAAAAGAAAACAGCTCAGCAAAAACAACGCGAAGCTGAAGAAAAAGCTCAACGCGAAGCCGAAGAAGCAGCCCGTAAAAAAGGTGATGTGGCTGCAATAGAAGCATCTTGGAAAGCCAAGCTTGAGCAAGCAGAAGCAAAACATGCAGAAGCTACCAAAGCATTGCAAGACCAAGTCTACAAATTAACTGTCGGGCAAACAGCACAATCATTAGCAAGTGAGCTTTCTATCAAAGGCTCGGAGGCAGTACTGCTTCCACATATTACAAACCGTCTTCAAGTTGAAACTGATGAAAACGGTGAGGTCAAAGTACGCGTACTAGATTCGCAGGGCAAACCTAGTGCTTTAAGTATTGATGACCTCAAAAAAGAGTTCCGCGGCAATGTGGCATTCAAGCCATTAATTGTTGCTTCAAATGCGTCAGGAAGTGGGGCTTCTGGCGGTGGTTCAGGTGGTGGAGCTGCCAAGAAACCAAGTGAAATGACCACGCAAGAGCGCTTGGAATTCCAAAAGAATGACCCTCAAGGGTTCCAAGCAGCAGTAGCGAATGGTGACTTTAATAATTAATTATTGGGAGTAACTCCATGCCTTCTTTAGTAGAAGTATTTAACCGTGACGTAGTTTTATCTTACCTGCGTCCAAATCCTGTGGCAGTTTCGCCACTTGTGCAATCAGGTGCATTTGTATCTGATGAATCTTTACGTCCTTTGCTTACAAGTGGTTCATCAACATTCGTCGTTCCATACATTAACGGTGTGGATGGTAATGTTGAACAGAACTATGGCAACACCATTTTGACTGATATCGCAATGCCTCGCACGATTGATGCAGGTGAAATGCAAGGCCGCGTTGCTTATATGAACGAAGGCTTTCTTGAGTCTGTTCTTGGGCAGTATTTATCGAAGGTCAATTCACTTGAGCTTATTGGTGGAATGCTGAATAAGTATTGGCAACAAGCTGCCGAAAACCGTGCTCTAGCAACAGTAATTGGCTTGCGTAATTATGACCAGGCGAACGGCAAGCGATTCACTACTGACATCTCTGCTTCAACAGCAACAGATGCTTCACGTTGGTCAGTAGATGCCTACATTGATGCGGAAAGCACAATGAATGCTTCATTACGTGGACGTGGTGTGATGTTCGTGCATTCACGTATTGCTGCGAAGATGCGTAAACAGCAATTACTTGAACAAGTGACCACAAGTGATAACTTGCCACCAATCACCGTTTACAACGGGCGCGCAGTCATTGAAACAGATACCAATACGCAAATTGGCACAGGCGCAAACGCTAAGTTCATCACGATTCTTGCAGGTCCACGCGCATTTGCATATGACTCTGTTCCTGGTCCAAAAGATTTGAAGGTTGAAGAAACACAATCAACTGGTAATGGTGCTGGTCATGAAATCCTTTGGACGCGTCGCAACATGTTGATCCATCCGCAAGGTTTTAGCTTCATTGCACCTAAAGACACTTTAAGTGGTGGTACAGAGCGTGAGTCTTTAAGCGCTTCTTGGGCTGATTTGCAGAAGGCAGCTAACTGGAAACTTGTAACCAAACCAGAAGACACCTCAATCCGCTTCCTAATTACTAACCTTTAAGGAGAGCAGTCATGGCTGAGAAGCAACCAGACTACAAATACCAATACCCAACTGACCGCCGATATGCTGATGATGCAACAGACACATTAGCTGCTGGCACCATGTTTAACCCTGCCAAAACAGCGGGTGACTATGGCATTAAGGACCCTGAAGTAGCGGTTCCTGTGCCAGAAGCTCCAGCTAATGGCGGTTAAGTGAAGCAGGGCGGCTTTCGGGCCGTCCTTCTTAATTAGATTTTTAGGATTAAGCTATGAACTATGTAACAGTCGAAAGTGTGACTCAAAAGCTAGGGCCTAACTGGTGGGGAACTGGTGATCCGGTTATTGCTGTGATGCAGGCTAATGCGTGGCTTAATGCTAGAAATTTACCCGACTATCCAGAAGGCGAAGTGCCAGATGCAATCCTTACGGCTGGAGCTTATTTGGCTAAGCTTGCAGCAGCAGGGCAACTCTACACAACTAAAGAAGGTGTAGTTGCATCTAAGACCGTTTCCGCACAATCAGGAACATCTGTAAGCAAGACCTATGTTGCGGGCAAAGAAGAGTCAGTAAGTGGCGATATGCAATTTATCCTTGATCTGCTTGAACCATTCTTTAGCGAGAAGTATCACATCAACACATATGTCATTACGGAGTAAGCCATGGGAATGCGTGATGAGATTCAGCAAGAGCTTGGGGCTGCTTTTGATGCTGAAGATGAACTGGCAGACGCGGTTGATTCCTTTACCTGTACTCGCAAAATATTAACTAGCTCCAATCCCGCTACTGGTGAGGATGAATACACTGGATATGTATATAGCGGTAGAGGTGTCCTATTTGGCTCTTATTTAAAAGATTTGGTCAAGCCGATAGATTACCGCGCCACAGACTCTAAAGCCGTGTTATTGCAAAATGAAGTGAAGGATGCGGCAGGAACTTTAGTTGATCCAGATGTTAATGATATTTGGGTGATTGAAGGTGGCAATTATCGAGTTGTGAGTTATGGTCAGGATGCGGCAGATGCAACATGGATTGCTCAGTTGAGGAAAGTCTAATGATTAACTTAGATGATGGAAACTTGATTAGTCAGGCTATTAATCAAGAGGGCGTTTATCACGCTGAGGTTCGCAAATCCACTAATGGCCCAAAGAAGGTGCTGTTAGATGGCGAAGAATGTAAGTATGTAATCTTTGCAGATACTAACAAAGGCTATCTTATTCGACATAAAACCACCATTGACGGTCGAGTGTTTACAGTAGGGAATGAACCAGTATTTGAGATACTGTTTGGTAAAGTTGAGGTGACTTTTAATGGGCTGGACAAGCAAACCGAGTGACTTCACTAAAATTATTGAAGCTGACCTTACTAAAAAGCAAAAAGATATTGTGATTGATGCATTACAAGGTGTTGTTCTCCAAAGTCCAGTTGATACAGGTGCTTTTAGAGCATCACACAGGGTTAGCATTAACCAGACCGACCAATCATTTAATGAAGCAGAGAAAGACAAAGGTGGTGGCTCAACCATTAGCAAGGGCACTAGTGCTTTATCTCGATTAGTTCCTTTCAGTATCGTCTATATTCAAACGAATGCGCCTTATGCAACTGCTATTGAGTTTGGTCAATATCCAAATCCAGTCAAAAAGGGTTCCTACGACAAAAAGGCCAAAAAATACGTGATTAAAAGCGTGGGAGGTTTTTCGCAGCAAGCTCCCCAAGGCGTTTATTCCACAACCTTTAACTATATTGCTCAGAAATACGGTGGTTAAAATGGCAATGACTTTAGATCAAGCACGACAAGCCATTATTACTAGAGCAATAGCCTTTACTGGAATTGAGCAAAGCCGGATTAAATATCCTAATAAAGACTTTACTGTGCCGGTTGATGGACTATGGTGTGACATTAATGTGTTATGGGGTGGTTCGATCATTGCTGCAATTGGTGATACCCCATGCACAAGAAGAACAGGGATTATCTCAATCAACTGCATGGCCCGTCTGAACACACATGAAGTCGCAATAACAAAACTTGCAGATGCTTGGTTAGCTCATTTCGAATATTACACAACTGGCCAACTAGAGATACTCCAAGGTCAAGTACAAAACCTCGGCAATAACGGGGACTTCATTCAGTACAACATTTCAATAAATTATCGCGTCAATTAACGAATTTAACTTTTAAACGAACCTGTCCTTAGCGGCAGGTTTTTTTATGCCTGAAATTCAGGCAACCACTGGCTAGGCTGATCCCCGAAAAGCACGCTTTTCATGTTCAGTGTGCCTGCCAGTTCTTTTCTTTGAACATGAGTAAGTAAGAGGAAATCTTATGAACATGATGACAACACTGAATTTACGAGCTTTGGTTACCAATGATAATGGCGAGCCAAAAACAACAAGTTATGCAGTAGCAGAGGCCTTTAATAAGAGCCACAGCCATGTAATGCGAGATATTAAGAAAATCATTAAGCAATGTGGTGAAGAATTTGCTAAATCCAATTTTGGATTAACCTTTGAAAACAAGAAGATAGGAAACACAGAACGCAAAACTCCTTTCTTTAGAATTTCAAAAGACGGGTTCATGTTGCTTGTTATGGGTTTTACTGGCGAAAAGGCCATGAAAACTAAAATCGAATTTATTAATGCCTTTAACTGGATGGCTAATCAACTTAGCCAAGTCTTTCAATCTAAATGGGCTAGATACAACTCTGTAAGTCATGAATATCAATCCAAAAAAGACCACATTAGTTGCTCAGCACGTGATATGCGAGCTTGGCGTGATGAAAAGCCAGTTTTAGAAAAAGAGTTATCTCAACTTGAGATGGAACTCCAACCATCACTTCTTCAATCAATGGGTAGCATTTGAAATGTGACCCCCTAATCAAAACTACGCCCTCAATTCGAGGGCTTTTTAATGTTAAAGAAAAAGGAAATCCAATGATCACAAGAATATTTGAAACTACTGAAGGTCATAGTGTTTCTATTGATGTTATGGAAGATGGCAAATGTAGTCATGATGAAGTTGAGTACTTAAAGATTGAAAGTTTGGGTGGGCCGCCTGTTTGGTTGTGTTCGAAATGTGGAAAGAAACTTAATGAAAAAGAGTTCTTAGAATTGCAACAAAAACTCCCAAATTAACGGAAACCAACCATATAAATCCACACCGCCGAAAGGCGGTTTTTTATTGCCTAAATATTTTATGTACCACCTTTCGAGGTGGTTTTTTTATGCCTATAAGGAGTAAAAGCCATGTCGAGTGGTGCAAAGATCCGTCTTTACTATGCTGAAGAGCAAACCCCCGAAGTATTGCCAACTACACCAGTTTGGAAAACTGTTCGTCGTGTGACTGATGGCTTAACTGAAAACGTCACCACTGAATCATCAAACAGTGTGGTCGATTCGCGATTCCGTCAAGGTGGCATGGCTACCGAAGCAGAAATCACAGGTTCTTTAGAAGTTGAATTATCTATTGGCTTGTTTGATGACTTCTGGTCAGCAGTAGCAATGAACAATTGGGCCAGTGATGTCCTAAATTTTGGTGGCAATGTTCGCAAAACTTTCACTTTCGTTAAGGTTTATGAAGATGTAAACCAAGTCTTTATTTATCGTGGTGTGCGAGTTAATGAAGCAAAAATGACGATTGCCACTACTGGCAAAATCACAGCTACATTTGGCTTGATGGGTACTCTGTTTGAGCGTACAACTACAAACCCTGTGACTTCGCCTTTACCGGTTCCAGAAGCTGTTCTTGTTTCAGCGCTTAACGTTGGTGATCTTAAAGTTAATGGTGAAACTGTGGTCGGCACTGCTTGTATGCAGTCGCTTGAATTGACCATTAATAACAATATGGAAGCAATCCGCTGTATTGGATCTAAAAAGCTCACTGCAACGACTTATCTTGAAAAGATCGTAGATGTGACTGTTAACACTCAATACATGTTCTCGGCTCAGTCAGCGGCATATATCGACTTTATCAAAACCCGTGACACTATGCCTCTAGAGTTCTCTATTGAAGATGATGCAGGTAATGGTTATGCCTTCCAGTTCCCACAATTAGAAGTAGCAGAAGCAAATCATCCAGATGGCGGTGGTGAGGACACTATCACAATCGACATCAACTACAACCATATTCGCGTATCACCAGTTATTACTCGTGTGATTGCACCAGTTACACCTTAAAACTGATTTGGCAGCTTTATTGCTGCCTTCTTATTTGGAGATATAACATGGCTCTTGAAGTCAATATTCAAAGAAATAAAGACGTCAGTTTGTGGCGCGAATATAAAGATGAAGAAGGTAATGTACTTGCTGAGTTCAAGATCCGAGGCATTGGATATAAGCCTTATCAAGTAGCTTTAGAACGTGCGAATAACCAAATCACAGCTAAAGGATTTGATGTTGCTAAAGCTTCACCCGATGACAAACTCTTTCATGAATTACTATTGGAAGCAGTTGCATGCCATTTAATTGAAGACTGGAAAGGAGTAGTTTTTGTTGAAGAAGGTCCTGAAGGTGATCTTGTTAAAACTGAACCTACATTCAATGGTGAGAACGCTACGAAATTGCTTAATATGGGTGATTTAGGGGTTTCGCTCTGGTCATTTATTCGAACTGAATCAGAAAAGATCCAAGCTGAAGCAAATCAATATCGAGATGATGTTGTGGGAAAGTCACAACCCTCTACACCTACGCGAACAAGTACGCGGGGCTCACGGACCACGAAAAAAAGCAAAGAGAAGCCCTCGGTGTAAAGCTTCCGGACGCGCCTGACTATTCTTATGTAGCTAATGCCATCCTGTCTGCATATAACACGATTGCAAGATCTAGACGCTATGAACAAGGTGTTCCTCTGGCGTTAGATATTTCTGCAATTAATGCTTATGTAGAGCAATATGACTTACCAGTTGAACGATACATTTTTAATGACAGTATCTTTACACTCGACGATATGTTCTTGGATGAGGCGCATAAGAAGGCCAAGGCAGAAGCTGAAAAAAGGAAGAAGTGATGAGTTGGGTTGGGGTAACTATTACGTCACTTTGTGACGTAATAGTTGTTTTAAATAGTTATTTATCTATAATTTCTTAATAAAATACTCTAGTAGACTTTGTATTTTAAGACTTAATTTTGTTTTTATACAAAATTATGATATCAATCCATTATTTTATAATGTTTTGAGATCAAAATGGCCGTAGTTAAACTAAGAGCTTTTGAAATAGTTAATAACAGTATTAATAAAAAGCACTCTGATCTTGGTAGGAAGTTGAATATTAAACTCAAGGATTCGATATCTGTTTCAGAGCGCAGAATGAGACTTAGTAGTGATGATCCGCAACAAGAGGAAGATTTAATTTGTGACTTTTCAGAAAATATAGGTCTTGATGTTTTCTGCACTATGTTGAGGGTTGCTCTTGGTAATAATGTTCAACATGTAAATAGAACCTTATTTTCTAAGCAGAACTTCACAATCAACGAGTTAAATACTAATGCTGTTGATGCGGAAGCCATATACAAACACCACTTTTACTTCGCTGTTGGGAATGGCTTCTTGGTAACAAATCTAGGTGGCACTTTTACTATCACGAGATTGCAAACATACCTTAATTGGCTTTTGAATGAAATGTATGAAGTCAACCCATTAGTTTCCAATGACATACTTCCAGACTTATCACAAATTAAGGACATTACAGTCCATGATTCTTTTTTAGGCAAAAGTCCTTCAAGCAGAGAAATGACGAAACAAAAATCATCATTTAATCTTGGGGCTATTGCAAGAGATCTAATTTTTGATTCAATCTCAGACACAAAAGGTCTAACCAGACATGAGCTTGACCAAATGATTTCTGCTAAACTTGTAATTGAGTTTAGAAAGCCAAAAAAAGATGATAGTGATGAGGTAAAAAAGGCTTTTAGCGCATTACTCAAACCTATATCAGATCTAGATAACTTCGAATTTCAGACAAGAAATAAGAGGAAACTGGTAAAAGGTAAAGACGTCTTGCGAATTAAAGAGGTTAGTATTGATACTACTGAAAGCCAGCAATTGAGCGAGCAGCATTTAGCACAAGAAATGGCAAATTTTATTTTGGAATTAGCAAATGAACGTAAAGCGTCTCCTGATTAGCATCGTGTTAGTTCTGATACTCGCCACATGCTTGTCTAGTTTTATACAAAAAGACCTGGATAGTTCTTTTATTAATACCATTTACACAATAGCAGGAATAATGTTCTCTATAGGTATGGGGATACTATGTACATTAAATCCTGAAAAAGTAATTAATGAAACATACTACAAAGCAATTAGAAATAATGTGATAGATGTAAGAAATACATACTTGTTGTATTTTTTTATCTTATCAATCGCTTATTTGGCTTATCAACTTGAACCTTTGTTTAGCTTTAAATTAGGAACTGTTGGTAATATTTCAATTATATTTAAGACTTCGTTCGCAGCAATTTTAATTAATATTCTTGGAGTTCTTTATTTTATTGCTAACTTTATGGATATACAACAACTTGGATTTGATATCTCTGACAGGACGCGAGAATAGAACTAAGGCAATATGTGTGACAGTTCAAAGTAATTTTGATAAATTACCCTCAAATATGAGGGTATTTTTATGAAAAAGATTATTATATTGGGTCTAATGTTTGGACTCGTGGGTTGTGGTGAATCAAAAGAAAAATCTAGCGCTGATAATGAAATTAGAAAGTGTGTGCAAAAAGGTATTGCATACTATAAAGAAATAGGTTCATACCCAATGCTTAAATCAGAGAATATCTCCGCAGAGGATAAGGCTTTGCAAAAGTGTGAGAACAGTTCAGTCGCGTTTGATTCGCTATAACGGTTTTTATTGCAATCCTAAATTCTCAATTGTTAAAAGGGCATTGTTATTACAACAACGCCCAATATTGAATTAATGAGCTAAATACCATTCAATGTCATGCGGTGATTTATTACCAACATGCTCTAAAGTAAGGCCATATCCAATTGCTTTACGATTTAAAGCATTAGCATGACAAACCGCTTCAGATGTCAAGCCACTCAAACGGCCTGCATAGCTACTTTGAATAGCTGTTAGAGCTGGATAGATTTCATTCTTAATGAACTTGCCAAGAATTGGGACATACCACATCAAGAATTGAACATCCTTATCTCGCAATACAGTATGAATGTTTGGTTCAGTATCTTTGTACTTCTCAGCACTGCTGTACATAGCGATCAGATGATGAACATACTCAACTGCCACAGGAATTACATCATGTGGGATTTCATCAATATGCTGAACATTGAAACGTTGGTGAACTAATTTATAAGCATCGCTATAGTTCAAATGCTTGGTTTTAGACACAAGCAGATTTACAGCACTTGTTAAAGGTTCACGTTCAGATTTATGGGTTTTTGCAACTGGAGCACCAATTTCTTTATCAAGAACATCCAGTACCCATTTGCGGAATTGCGCTGCAACTGATGTGCGAGCAAAGAAGGTGATTAAGTGACATCCTCTAGAGTTAAAAACACGGTTCTCCATTACTACAGAGCCAGTTTTTCTAACGACACTCATTTTGAGGGTCGTTGTCATTTCAGGTGTAAACTCATATTTATTTCGTTCGTAGATTTGAGTAACTGCATCAGATTTTGCATAACCTAGAGCTTTTGCAAGCTCACTTGCTGTTAACCAAATCTGGTTGTTGTGTTGTACAGGAGAAAAGTTCACTTCGTTAAAAGTTAATGCTAAACTTGTCATGTTGATTTTCCTTAGTTTGGGAATGATACAAAACCCTGTTTGATGTGAGAGTCGGCAGGGTTTACTTGTATTTAGGCTTGGTGTTTTGTGCGCTTTAGCAACCATTCTTCAATAAGAAGATTTACTTGCGCTGTTAAGCTACGATGCTCTTTTTCAGTTTCGATTTTTAATTTATCAAGAGTTTCTTCTGGAACTCGAATATTAATTTGGGGATCTTTTCTAGCCATTTTCTACTCCGGTGTATAACGGTGATATATTTATATAACGGTGATGCTATTGTGTCAAGCACCGTAATACTATTATTCTTATAAAACGTTTTTTGAGCTTCAAAGTGATGTCTAGAGCAGACCCGCAAATCAATATTCGAGTGCCTATAGAGCTAAAGAAAGAAATAGAGCATGCAGCAATTGAAAATAGTAGGTCGCTTAACGCGGAGGTTGTTTACAGGCTGCAAGAAAGTTTAAGTAGTGGAAGGGTTAATAAATCCGAACTCACTACTGAGGAACTTATGGAAGAGCTTTCAAGCAGGTTGGAAAAATTTAAGATTACTATTGAGAAGTAGGTAAAGGGGATATTGCGTGTATGAACTTCACCCCGAAGTGCAAGCACAGTTAATTGTTAAATCAGTTGATGCGCATTTTGTTATTGCTTTCCCGAAATCAAAGTCACAGAATTTTCAGGCTGCATTAAGTTTGGCAAAACTTGCAGACACATTTGAAGAAATCAAAGATGGTAAATCAATATATTACCTTTCTTCATTTGAGATAAACCTAAAGAATGTTAGCTTAATAAAAGCAATTATGGATTTAGCTCTATTCTGGAAAGGTGTTCATATTTTTCTTAATGGGCAGCCAGTTAATAGAACAAGACTACTTTCAGAAATGCTTGGTTGTTTTAGGGATTCATTTCGGGCTACTGACAAGAAAGCTTATTGTTTTCAAGTTGTAGAGGATGTTGGTGAACCACAAAATACAGGCCCTTTAGTATTTGAACTCAACCTTGTCAAAAGAGAAGATGAATTTATACCAAGAGCCGAGAAAAAAGAGGCAACAAAGTGGATACACCCTTGTAAACTTCTTGCCAATTCTCATAGATACTTAAGCAAGGATCACCCTGCCTCACTTCAATCCCAACTTCAAGCGCAGGCGGTTAAATTTAACTGTGATATTTGCCCAAATTTCAATGCTGATAATTTAATGAAATTGGATGATTTTTCTTAATTTAAAATACTTCTTAGTTTATTAAGGTTTAAAGATGAAAAACTTTATTTTGGTGATGCTTACTCTTTTACCTTTTAATACGTTTGCACAGGATATTTATGCTCATAAAAGCAAAGATGGGTCAACAATACTTTCTACAAAAGAGGACAATTCTTCAGATTATGAAGAAGTAAAAAAAATACATATTGATAACTCGGACATAACTAATTGGAAAGTAAGTTGTAGTAAAGATCGTTTTAATGGAACTAAATCTTGCAGTCTAAATAAACCATTCAGAGATTTAATGGTCACTATAATTAATGGCAGCTATGGTGTTTATGTAGGGAGAGATCATTTCCCTCGTTCGACCAGCGCTGTAAAGGTTGACAACAATCCTGCAATATATGGTTATGAAGGAGTATCTAAGACCCCCTTGCAAGTAATTGAACAAATGAAGAGGGGTAAAGTTGCCTATACAAGATATAAAGAATGGCCCTATGAATACAACATAGATAGTGAAGTTGAGCTAGATGGATTTAATGATAAGTTCAACGAAATGCTGCTGAAATACAAAGAACTGTAACCTTAAAAAATACATACAACCGCCAAACATCGGCGGTTTTTTATTGCCTAGAGGAAAGTAAAATGGCACAAGAATCACGTCTCGTTATTGTAATTGATGCTAAAAATGCAGAGCGTAATGCGCGCAATCTAGGCAATGAATTAGATAGTATTGAGCGCAAAGGAGACTTTGCAACTAAGTCGATGGATGGGTTGTCAGTGGCAACACGCGAACTAGCTGGCTATATGGCTGGACTAGTTACCATCGGGGCTGCTGTTGCTAAGATGGATGCTTATACAGGCATCCAAAACCAATTGAAGTTGGTAACTGAAGGGCAGAATCAACTCAATACAGCAATGGATAATACTTTTGAAATTGCTCAACGTTCACGCTCATCTTGGGAATCTACTGCAACGGTTTATCAGAAGCTTGCAATGAATGCTAAAGATGTTGGTTTGGCGCAAGAAGATATTGGGCGCCTAACAGAAACAATCTCTAAAGGTATTGCATTATCAGGGGCGACAGCAGCTCAAGCGGATGCAGCTATTATGCAGTTAGGGCAAGCCCTTGGAAGTGGAGCATTGCGTGGGGATGAGTTTAACTCTGTCATGGAAAATGGCTATGGATTAATGCAGTTGTTGGCTAAGGGTATGAATGTGCCTATCGGACAACTTAAATCTATGGCGGAAAATGGCGAATTAACCTCTGAGAAAGTAACCAAAGCATTACTTAGCATGTCTGAAGAGGCCGATAAGCAATTCGGTAAAACAGATGCAACTATTGGGCAGTCATTAGGGTTATTAAGTAATAGTTTAACGCAGTTTATCGGGGAGGCAGGGAGAAGCTCTGGAGCGGCTCAGGTACTTTCAGGTTCAATCGAAGTGCTTGCCAACAACTTTGAATTATTGGCAGATGGTGCTGTCGTTTTGGGTATTGGTGCAATTACTAAAGCAATAATTTCTAAAACAGTTGCAGTTCAAGCTGATCTTGTTGCTTCTGCTGCTCAAAAGGCTGCTGACCAAGCACAAAAGCAGGATGCGATTGTCCTCACAACTTTAAAATTGAATGAAGCTAAAGCTCATCTTGCGAATGTTCAGGCTACAAATGCCGAGACACAGGCTAAATTTGGTGCAACTGCGGCCAACGCTCGCTATAAACTTGCAGCCGATGCTGTCACTCAAGCATTAATAGCACAAACTGCTGCACAAAATGGTTTAAACACAGCAACAAGCGTAGGTTCCAAAGTTTTTGGGTTGGTAGGTGGCTGGGCAGGGGTGCTTACAATCGGCGTCACCGCATTAGCTGCTGGCTACATGTACATGCAAGATCGAGCCGAAAAAGCAAATCAAAAACTTAAAGAGCAAGCAGAGGTGGCAAATCAATCAGCAGAAGAGTTACGTAAACTTCATGGTGTGGAAAAACAGTCAGCTATAAATGATATGACAGCTGCGTTAGAAGCCCAGAACAAGGCTTTACGTGATGCAGAATTAGCAGCAGGTGCGGCTTTAATTGATATTCAAAACTTTGCACAAGGAAATGTAGAGGTAACAAAAATATCCAATGAGGCTCGTCTTGGAACAATTAGCTACACAGAAGCTCTGAGAAGACTCAATGGCATGAGTATTCCGCCAGACCTCTATAATGCACTTAAAAAACAAGTTGAAGGGTATGATCAGGCATACTTTGCAGGCGTAAAGTTAGTAGATGGCTTAAAAGCTGTAGGTAGAGAAGCAAGACTTCAAGGTAATGCAGCACAAAACGCAGCTAATCAGAATAATATCCATGCGAACAGTTTGGATGGTGTTGCAGGTGCTGCAAATAATGCAACTAATGCACTAAGTGACTATCTAAAGAAATTACAGCAAAGTACTTTTAAGACAGAGCTTACAAACAAACTTATTGGAAATTATGGTTTTGATCCTGAAAGAGCAAAAGCCTTTGCTGAGGCATATGTTCAGAATGGCAATAAGATATCTGCGCAAGATGCAAAAATTATTGATCAGAATCTTGCCGCCAACCGAAAACTCCAAGCAAGTGAGGAGGCAGTTGCACAAACTAGACGCAATAGTGCAGCAGCTGCACGTAAAGCAAATCGAGAAGCCACAAAAGAGGCGAATGAAGCTAAAAGATTGTTTGAAGAACAAGCTAGATTACGTGATCAATTTGCAGATAGTTACGCTCCTAAATTGACTCAAATTGAAAATGATTTACAGCGTGAATTGACTGAAATCCGAAAGGCAAACTTTGGAAATGAAGAGAAAGACTATATTGCAAAGGCAACTGCTCGGGCCGAATTGAATAAAGAATTGTATTTGCGCGAATTAACATATGAAATTAATCAATTTCATTGGAGTGAAGAGCAGAAGCTTAAATACTCATATGAAACTAAGCAGATGCAAATCAAGGAAGGAACTGAGTTAACGGATGATTTAAAGCAAATTCGTCTTGATGCGCTTAAGCAAGAGTACGATCAAGAAGTTGGAATAATACAGCTCGCTCAAGAGCAACGTCTTTTTCAGGCTCAGCAATCTTATATGCATGAAGTTGATGTAATGCGTGAAAGATATCGACTAGAACGTGAGGAAATTGCAAAAACAGAAAAAGACCCGAAAAAGAGAAGTCAGTTTCTCAATGCATCTGCACGTGCTGAAGATAATGAGTTTGCAGATAAGAGAAAAGGAACATGGGACAATTATCGACGCATGCAGGGAGAAATGGATGGCACATCAGAATATGTAAATCTAGATATTGATTATGAAGGGCAAGCAAAGGTGCTTGAAGATGCAAGGAAATATGAACTTATCTCTGCTGATGAACATGAGGCTGCTCTTTTAAAAATCAAACAAGATTATAAAGACAAAAAATTAGCATTAGACCTTGCATATGGTCAGCAAGCTATTGGGTCTTTAACTTCAATGTTTGGGTCAATGTTTGGGGAGCAATCCAAAGCCTATAAAATCATGTTTGCAGCAGATAAAGCTTACGCAATTGCCGTTGCGGGTATTGAAATTCAAAAGGGGATTTCAAAAGCTATGGGCTTGGGTTTCCCTGCAAATATCCCTGTCTTGGCTCAAGTTGCAGCGCAAGGTGCCACCATACTCAGTAATATTAGGGCAATTGCTGATGTTGGTTTCGCCACAGGCGGCTATACAGGCAACATGGGCCGAGGTGATGTTGCCGGTGTCGTTCATGGTCAGGAATATGTATTGAATGCGGCAGCTACTAAGAGAGTAGGCGTTGATACGTTGAATGCCATTAACTCAGGTCAACCAGTGGGTAATAGCCAAGTTAACATCCAAATCATCAATCGTGTTCAGGGTGTTGAACTTATTGAAAGTAAAGGCGCTGATGGCTCAGTAACGATTGAAGTTGTTCGTGCAGAGGCGCAGAAAGCAGTTAAACAGGGTTTTGCCAATTTGGGTAATCCAAATTCATTTGAATCTAAGCAGATTACAAGGAATACGACTGCAAAACCAAGTAGATAATATTTTTAAATTAAAGAAAAGCTACCTATGGGTGGCTTTTCCTTTATCCAAAACAAAACCCCGAGAGTTCACAGCTCTTGGGGTTTTTGTTTCTAACCCACAAACCAGACTTGAGGATCAGAACATAGATGAATTTTAACCTAAATTTACAGGTTGATAAAGTGATGAACAAACTTTCAAACAGCAAAGTATTAAGGGTGTGGACTTACATCATGGCTTTTGTATTTTTAATTGGAATTTTGATTTGGCAAGCAGCACCAATATTGACAGCAACTTCTAAGTTGATTGAGGTATTGAAATGAAAGCATGGCGCTTTATTGCAATTCTTATCACTTTGATTATATGTACATATATTTGGAAAATGTAATGAAACTAAATATTTAAACCGACCCATAAAGAGGTCGGTTTTTTATGTCTAAATTTTAGGGAAGGCAAATATGAGAAAACTATTCTTATCGCCCAATGAGCCGGACTACAACCCAACCTTGGGTGATGGGGTGTTAACTCAACAACTCACAGCTGGAATGCCCCGGCAAAGACGAAATTTTATTGGGGCAACGCATGGAGTAACTTTAAGCTGGTCTTTAAGTATCGACGAAATGGAACTTTTGTTAGCTTTTTATTTTGCAAACCAGTATGACCCTCAGCCTTTCTTAATGGATCTGATTTTCGATTACACCAGCCTAAAAGAATATCAAGTGGCATTTATTGGCTCTTTAAAATGGAGTAAAGAGGGTAATCTTTGGCGAGCAAACATTGATGCTGTTGCAAAGCCTTCTCCACGTAACCCAGATGAAGATGACAAAGTTATTGAAGCTTGGAGACTTGGACTAATTCAGGCATCTCCATCATTAGAAAAGCTCGCAAACAAAGCTGCAGCAGACGCTCTGGAGCCATTCCTATGAGTGATATTACTGAATTTCATTTAGATTCCAGCCCTTCAGTAGTTTTACTTGAATGTATTGAAGTGAAGCATAGCTTATGGCCAAGTCCACTACGATATGTGACCAACAATGCAAATGGCATAACAGTAACCCATGAAGATTCGACCCAAGCTGTTTATGAGTATATGCCACTAGCTATCCAGAAAGGAAAGACTTCTGATGATCTGGACCAATCTATCAACATAACGATAGGGGAATTAGGGCAGATAGTGCCGCAATTAATCAAGATTATTCTTGATGCAAATAGCGAAGAGAAGCCACAAGTAATTTATCGGTCTTATTTGTCGAGTGACTTAACTGCTCCGGTTGATGTTATTTATGGACTAGAAGTAGAAACAATGAATCAGGACTATCAAGCCTGTACATTTGAAGCTGTGGCACAAAGATTAAATAGTGTAGGTACTGGTCGTATTTATACAACTGACATGTTCCCAAGTCTAAAAGGGTTCTTTTAATGAAAAGTATTGATCATCTCTTAAATCGGCATTATGACCCAGAAAATTATCACTGTGTCCATTATGTGATTGAAGCAGCGAAAGATATTTTTGGACTTGATTATTCTGAAAGCTTTATTGGTTTGACTGGATCACTGCATGAAACACTAAAAACTTCCCGAAATACGGTTATTAAAAACAGGAAGTTAGAAAAGCCAATAGACGGTTCCATAGTCCTGATGACGAATCAAAATCAAAGCTCCCATGTGGGGCTTTTTTATTGTGGCAGGGTTTTGCATTTAACAGAAGCTGGCGCTCATTTTCTGCCACTGATCACACTTAACAGGTTTTATAAACGGAAACGCTATTATGAGCCGATTGCGCATATTTACAAATCCAGTTGACGGGCATGACAATGTTCTACATATTCGTACTGATCGGGTTCTTGAAGCATTTAAATACATAAAGAAAAAACACCCTAGAGCACGAATCTATTTGCAGCCAGCATGTGCACACAATGATGTAACGCCAACTAATAAGATAGATGAAGCATCACTATTAATGTTGTCCAAAAAGCACGACTTTGATGTTGTGTGTGAAGCAGGTGAACCGGCAACAATTATTGCTGTGGTATCCCTTGTAGTATCTCTAGCATTCTCAATTTATACAATTTTGACTATGCCAGATGCGAACAAAGGTATAGAAAAGTCTTCCTCCAACAATAAACTTGGTAATCGCGAGAATACACAACGCATCGGTGGCCGCATACCTGATCCGTTCGGTACAGTTCTTGCCATCCCAGATCTTATTGCTCCACCACTTCGATACTTTCAAAACAATGTGGAAATTGAAGAATGCTTGATGTGTTTGGGTCGTGGTTATTATGAAATATCAGATGTGAAAGAGGGAGAAACTTCAATCAACCAGATTGATGGTGAATCGGTTTCTGTATATGACCCAAATCAAAGCCTTGATACTACTAACCCAATGTATCGCTATGGGGATGTTTTAAATTACGCTCCGCTAGTTGGTAAGCAATCCCGAAGCATTACAGGGCAAACGCTTTTAAATCCAAGCTCGGCGCGTGTTATTGAAAATACAATCACCTTTACTTATCCAAACGTTATTAATGTCGCTACAACAGCTTTCGTAAATGGCGAGACTATTAGCATTGAGGGTGCTCAATACGGGGTTAAAGATCAACTGTTATCGGGAACTGTAGATATAGGTCTTGACTATGTATTAACAGTCGCAACAAGTACAGATATTTACCAGCCTCAAAACTACAAGGGCTTAACGATTCAAGCATTACTAATAGATGATCCGGTAGAAGGGACGCTAGATTTAGCTGGCGTTTATGAAGTAAGCAATATTGTTAAAACAGGTAGTGCTGGTTCATGGGTTTATGAGATTTCATTGGTTAATCCACAGACTGTTAACCAGAATTTCTTGAAGATGACAGAAGCGGCCTCTAGCTCTATTTCTGGCACACTCACAGATAACATCGACAGTATGGACCTAGATGGAACATACACAATCAATATTAACTCAGGCACAACTATCACCTTGTCGGCGCCTGATGCCATCAATCCAGATTGGTTGAAACTTCAGAATTGGGGCAGTACAGCGGGCAATATGGTTGGTTTATATGGTTCACAAGAAAATTGGTTAGGCTGGTATGAGACTGACACAGAAGGTGACCAAATCTTTGCTAACTTCAATGCGCCACAAGGCTTATATCATATTGGTGAGAAAGGCTATAAAGAAGTTATTGGTGTTCAACTTGAGATGGAATATCAACTTCTGGACTCAAATGGATCCCCAATAGGTACGATTTATAGCGTTTCTCAAAACCTTTTTGGCAATCCACAGAGTATTGCCAGCCCTGTAGGTTTGACTTTGAAAGCAACGCTGCCATCTACAAGCCGCCTTAGATATAGATTAAGACGACTTACTGTACATTCTTCAAAGGGCACGGTAGTAGATGAAGTTCAAGCGCATTCAGTCTACATCATGACCGCCTTAACCAAGCTATCGTACGATGATGTAACTCTAGTACGCACAGTTACTGTTACGAATGACATTACTTCTGGAGTAAAAAAGCGTGAGTTGAATATGCTTGCTACTCGGAAAGTATTTTCATACGAATCTGGTTCTAAATCACCTGAACGCATTGCATCTAATAAGTTTGCCGACATCGTTTGTGCCGTTACTACAGATGATTATATAGGTCGTAGGTCTATAGACACTGTTGATATTCAAGACTTGTATGCAACTCAAAGTCAGATTCAAACCTACTTTGGAACTTCTAAAGCTATTGAGTTTAACTACACGTTTGATAATGACAATATGTCATACGAAGAGACCCTTGCAACTATTGCATATTCTGTCTTTTGTAACGCACGAAGAACATCAGGGAAAGTCTATTTTCAATTTGAGAAGGTAAACCCATCATCTTCTATCTTGTTCAACCACCGTAATAAAAAGCCACAATCCGAGACTGTGACAACCAGATTTGGCAAAGACAAGCAATATGATGGTGTTGAAGCAACGTGGCGTAATGCTAGTGAAAACTACACAGAAGAGTCAATTAAGCTTCCGAATGATGGAATTACCAATCCAAAGAAAATTGAGCTGATTGGTGTTACGAACAAAGTTCAGGCCTATCTTTTAGCATATAGAGCATGGAACAGGATTCAGTATCAAAGAGAGACAATTCAATTCACTGCATACGGTGAAGCAGATTTAGTCACTATTAATGATCGCATTGCAGTAGTTAAAGATTCTATCCCTACTTTGGTACCGTTGGGTGAAGAAGGCGGCTTTACATCAGGAGAAATTGAGGCTTGGAGTGGCCTGAATATCCAGATTTCGCAGCCTGTCCATTTGGACGCCACCAAGTCATACACAATTCATTTGCAGTTATCGAACGGCTCAGTAGAAACAATGCTGGTCACACAAGGTGTGGATGAATGGCACTTAGTTTTAGAGCGTTTACCAATACTGCCATTGATCACTAGTTCAGATGGAAAAGTTACAGCAACGAATTATTCAATCACACTGTCAAATGAATTAGATAGTGAGGCTTATCTCATTTCCGAAAAATCGCCGAGCGCCACTTTTGAAAGTGAGATTACTGCTGTGAACTATGACGAACGTTACTACTCAAATGATAGTGATTACATCAACAACCTAATTCCATAAATCAAGATTAACCACAAGCCCGCTTTATGCGGGCTTTTTTATTGGGTGTAAAAAATATGTCAGATTTACAAACCAAAGTAGATAACTCAATTGTCGACATGGGGACAGTTGAAGAGTTCACGAGTGCCGATGAGTTTACAGATATAATTAGTCGATTAGGGCGTATTTTTCCAAGCCTTGCAAAAGCTATTCGCACACTGATGGAAACTGGCGGCTGGAAAGCTTACAGTACTGAAGTTGAGCTATTAGCTACAGTTCCAACAGTCAACCCATCCGTGGGATATGCTTTTGACACTAAAAAACTTTATAAGTGGAATGGTACTGCTTGGATTGACGAAGGGTTAAGCCCATTGGATCAAGCGATAGACTATGCTGATGGAAAATATGGCCGCTTGTTGGATGATATTATCTATGACAGTCGAGGTACTAAATCAATAACACAAAAAGATTATCAAGCAGCTTCTAACTTTTCGACTACAGTAGATGCGAGATTACTTAAAGTCTTTGAAAGCACTGCTAATTCTCTAGTTAATCAGTATCAATTCAATAAAGCTGGTGAAGTTCTGAATTTAAGTTTTTCGACAGATCAAGCTTCTTTATTAATTAAAAAGTTAACACCTGGTTTCAACATAAGATATCTGAACTTTGTCGTGAATGATCGTTTTGATTCTCACACTATAGATATGATTGAAGAAGAGCAAATTACTAATAACTTATTGACCTCGCCATATACACAATCAACTTTAGTAATTAATAATGTTGCTAATATTGTTATCAACAATAATGTGACTTATAACACTGTGCTATTAAAAATGCCTCCATTTTTTAGTACAGCATCACTACAACAATCTGCTGCACGCTTAATATACGATAGGCAGCGCATTTTTTACCCAGCAACCAATGTTGATATTCTGACTGTAACCACTAAAGCAGTAAACTTTAATGTTTCAACAAATACAGTAACTATTGCAATCCCGCATGCAGACATTACAGCTGCAGGGTTTCAGATCGAATCAAGATCAATATTAGAGTACTTTGCTAAAACATATAACAACTATGTTTTTGATTTAAAGACAACCCAAAACTACACAAAGCAAATCCCAGCAGTTTTATTGACAGGCGATGTTTCAATTACCACAAATGCTTTGTGTAATTTCAATGCTGAAGTTAATGCCAAATCTCAATCTCTTACAGATAAGGCTTATACGCGTTATGAAACCGTTGTTAAAAACAACTTAAACTTTGCAGTAACAAGTCGCCCTGTGTTTATCAAGATGAAGTTTAATCCGGGTGAAGTATTTTCAGATAAATACATTCGGGTGCTTGATGAAAGTGGTGTGGAATATGAATGCCAGTGGATTGCAGATGTAGACTTTAATGGGCGCCGAAATAAGAACTATGGCTATCATGCAGACGGCTCATTGTTCTGTGGGCGGCTTGTTATTATTGATAGCATCGCTGCAAAGTCTAGCAAAAAGTACACTGTGCAAGTCTTTAAGTGCAAAGTACGTGAGTACTCTATTTCTCGTTTAAGTTATACAAATACGAGTGATGGGGTGAATATTACGACGGAAATGGGCGATGTATTGAATTTATCAAAATCCACTGGATTTTTAATAAATTCAATCACTACTTCTGCTATTACATATGCAGGGGTTGAGCAAAACCTACTTATCCGCAATAACAACGGTGCTGAGCAATATTTCTCAGCTGGATATGCTGATGCGAGTTTTCGAGTTGTGTCTGAGGGACTTCTTTTCACTGAAATTGAATCAATTTCTTATAATGCCGTTTCGCAGACATACCCTGAGATTAATCAAAAGTTTTTAAAATATACAACACGAATGCGTATTTATAAGAACGGTTTGATTACTGTCAAAAAGCATGTCCAGTGTGCACTAGAGTTGCCAACAAACACTATTTACGGTGTCGTTTCGCGTGTTCAATTAACTACTTCGGCTTCAAAAACTCAGCGCGCTGGATACAATGTGATTTGTCCAGATCTGAAGCATAGTTTCAGTGCTGTTTTTGCTAGTGCTGATGTCATGCGTGACCCACTGGAAGCTAATTATATTGGCGCCAAGAACCCACACTGTAACAACTTGACTGGCAGTTCATTTATTAGATATGACATTGGCTGGAAAACCGCAAACTTTACGATTGCAAAGTTGCCAGATGTGAAAGGTTGGGCGTGGACTCATGCATTTGAGATCAACTTAAATGAAGTTCAGACTGACGCCACAGTGCTTTCTGACATTGTTTTGAATCCGCTTGTCGGATTTGCATCTTCGAATCCGTCATATTCTCCAGTTCGTAAAAGCGAAATCATGTCTCAGGTGGGTGATGTAGTTAGTGGACTTGCAGATTGGTATCAATATCAAGCTACAACAGGAGATAAAGGTGGGGGAATTATTAATGCTCTCGCTGCAAAAATTGTTAAGCACTTACATAAGGGTGTGTCTAGTTTCGACAAGCTTTATAGTGAGTTCGAGCAATGGGCAACTACTTACTATGGTGGTGTTGACCAGATCAATATAGGTCCTGATGCTGAATATAAAGCATTGCAGTTTGTTTCTCGGAACGTATCACCAGTGGTTTGGGGCCTATACCAACTAGCTTTAAAACATGATGATCAAGTTAGAATTACGGCATTAAAAGGGGTGGTATCTCGTTTATCAAGTCAAGCTTATTCAGGATTGATTGAAGTCACGACACCTGTTAACTCAAACTTCTACGCAGCGGGCTTTAGACTTTGGGCTATGGCTGTACAAATGGGCCTAGATACTACTGGTAAATACGCTTCTGCATTAACAATGTTAGATGGCAAATATTCATCAAGAAGTAACTTCGCAACAACGCAAAACATCATTACTGATAACGAGTTGCAAAACATCATCACAGCTAGATATCTGCATTATCAAGTATATGCAGCGAACAACTATTTAGTTGGATGTAACATTGCAAATCGGCAACCTACTTTTGACTTGTCGAGTTTTGTATTGGACTCGATTCATAGTTACGGTGGTATCAGTGAGATTGACTTTTGTATTGCTGAAACACGAAGAAATGGCCCAAGTACTGTAGCATTTATCTTTCATATTCTTATGCAAGATTATGATACTTCTAAACTTGAAGCCGCTAGTCGATTATTGAATGCTTTTAATGAATATCTCAGTAACGTTCGAGGTAATCAATACAAGTTATGGGATGCTTACTCTCATATAAATATTTCGACATCATTTAGTGACGTGCTCTTTACAGCAAATATCTTTGCAGACACATTCATAATTGAGTACTTTAGCGCTTAACACACAACAAACCACCACAAGCCTTAACTTTAAATAGTTAGGGCTTTTTTATTGCCGAAATTAGGGGGAAGGCACATGCAAGAGCATGAAAAAACATTTCTGACTTTAGTCATTCTTGGAGGGCTTATCGGTATGAGTAAGCTGTTAGTTTCAAAAGAACCTCTTTCATTCCGACTGTTAATTGGGCGAACTATCCTTGGCTCCGCATCTTCTTTAGTTGCTGGTCTTGTATTGCTTCAAATACCTGATATTTCAACAATCCCTTTAATTGCCATTGCGTCTGCTTTAGGTATTTTAGGTTCAACATTTATTGAAGAATTTCTCAAAAAGAATGCGCCTAAGTGGGGTGGTTGATGAAGACAAGCAATTCTGGATTAAACCGCATCAAAGGCTTTGAGGGTAAGCGTCTTAATGCTTATGATGATGGTGTGGGTGTTTGGACTATTGCCTATGGAACTATTAAATATCCGAATGGTGTTCGAGTTAAAAAGGGTGACACCTGCACAGAACAGCAAGCGGAAGATTATCTAAGAAATGACTTAGCTAAATTTGAAGCGGCCATTAATAAGCTGGTTAAAGTTCCGCTTACTCAAAATCAATTTGATGCTCTGGCATCTTTTACTTATAACCTTGGTGAAACTAATTTAGCTAATTCAACTTTATTGAAGAGACTAAATAAAGGTGATTATCAAGGCGCTGCTGACCAATTCCTAGTTTGGAACAAAGCAGGTGGTAAGGTTATGAAGGGCCTAGTTCGTCGCCGAGAAGCAGAACGAGCACTCTTTTTAAAGAAGTAACTTATATGTGTAAGCGTACCAAAGTTGCATTGATCATCACATTGCTGTGCCTCCTACTCTCAGGTTGCACAGCTCACACTATTAATAGTAATGTGAACGTCTCGATTTGTGTAAGGGCTTTGTGATGTCGCAAGTCATGATCATGGTTTCGGAAGCGGGGAGAATGGAGAATACTTGCAATCTGCCCGCTGATTTAGATAAGAATGGGAATGTTCTTAAAATCTATGACTACTCATTAAATGAGTTGCCGATTAATTTGGATGACACTGTGACTTACAATGGCAAAAGATGGATCTTTGATAAGAAGCAAAATTACCTCTAAACCTGTGGATAAATAGCGCATTCCGCCAAATATACGCCAAAATATAGTTAAGTTATTGATTTTATAAAATAGATTGGTGCGCCCGGCGGGGATCGAACCCACGACCCCAGGCTTCGGAAACCTGTACTCTATCCAACTGAGCTACGAGCGCACATGTGTGGGCCACATCATAGGAAAAAAACACCAATAGGTAAAGCACGAAATAGGTAACAAGTGAGTTTAATGCTTAATTAAACAGCAGCTTGTTGTTTTTTAGATGCGTTGTTGAATAAATTGAATTGAATAATTAATAGAATGAAGCGTATGTGCTAGTTCATTAGAGGGAATACGCGACTCCTGTAAGCTGGTAATCCATTGCATTTGGCACACTTTAAGCTCTTGAAGCGTTTTTATTTGCTCTATTTTCTGAATAAGTGGTTTTGCCATAAGCCCACAATATTGACTCAAGGTTTGCTTCATCAACTGTTGTATTTCTTCAAAAGAGAGCTGTTGAACTCGAATTGGTGGCTGGGTAATTTCAGTAGGTGAAAGTTGAAAAGATGATGATTGAGTAACCTGAATTTCTCCAACTATATCGCCACTTTTATTATCATCAATAGTATTTTTTTGATGAGCTTCTATTGCAGTTACGGATGATTGTGGGAAAGATATTTGTTCATTTAATTCTGAATAATTTTCGCCAGAAGGAGCAATGAGTTTTAAGTCGATAAGCTGTTGAATAAGCTCTGGAGATGCAATACGTTTTTTAAATTCGCTATTTAAATTTTGAAAATCTTCGTGATCTATTAATAGCAGTAAACGTCTTTGTTTTGCATTTAAAGTAATGTTGCGTTGTTGAAGCGCGACTCTTCCTAAATTGGTTCGATAAAAACCAGCCATCATTTTTCCCCAAATAAAAAATAAATCAGACTGTTCAATTTTCTCAGTTGAACAGTACTGTTTTTAATAAAATATAAATGGGGTTAACCATAAAACTCAAGAATGACAATATGATGAAGAATTGATGAATATCATCTATTTAAGACTTTAAAATGCGCCTTCTAACGCTTTACGTAAATAGACGTCAAGTTCATCTTGGCGTAATAACCATTGAATATAGTCTTTAGGAAGTTCAGCAATTGCTGTGCCTTTATGCTTACCAAAATTAATAGTCGTAGGGATACGTGCTTCTTCAGAAACTCGGTAAAGCTCTTCAATGTCTTGAATATTTAAATGATAGACAATATGCATCAAAATATTAGCAGTCAAAATAATATCTGCATCGGCACGGTGTGCGCCTTTGAGCAATTCTCGAGCTTTACTGCTGCCTTGAGAAATCATATAGATGAGTGCAGAAATATTATGCGCTTCTGCATCAGGCCAAGTTTTGCGCGCTAAAGCTAGTGTACAAATCGGTTTGATATTCGACACATCCACACCACAACGAGCAATCGCGGCAATATCGTAATCAATATTGTGACCAATAATATAAGTGGTAGTCTCTGGCAATTTAAAAGTTTTATAGTGGGGCTGGTTTTCTAAATCTGACTCTAATATATGGTGTACTGCCATAGCCGCGTAAGAGATAGGTGTACCAACCTGATAAAGTTGATCAAATAATTTGCTTTTATCTAAGGTGAGCTTGCCTGCATTAATCTCAATCGGGGCATACGCAATTTCAATTGGCAAACCATTTAGTGTATGTGTTTCTGTATCTAAAATAATGGTTTGCATAACTGGCCCTTTAATCAATCACGAGTAATCAAGAATGTTAACAGTTGGCTACCCACTTTAAAACATGAAGTGAGGCCTGAGAGTAGCGAGAACGTTAATTTATTTTAAAAATAGAGTTTTCTGAGATTGATTTCATCCAATAGAACTTGCGGAAAATAAAGATTAGGCGTAAATATTTTAAGACATTAGGAAATGTTGATTAAAAAACTAAAGCAAAACAAAAATGGAATTTAAGGGAAGATATACCAATGAAAATGAACCTATTAATGACGAGCGTTCTGAGCACGAGTTTATTTTTAGTCGCTTGTGGAGGAGGGAGTAGTGATGATGGCCCAGCTCCTACTAATCCATCAGGGACACCAACCAATAATATTCAAAATCCAGTGGTTAAGGTCGAGGCTTACACAAGCACCAACTTAGGAACAGTTGCCGCAGAAAGTAGTATTTTGACTTATAAAATGTTGGGTCAAAGTGGTCAAGAAGTGCAGGCAACCAGTTTGGTATTTACACCAAATACTCCACCACCAGTAGGCGGTTGGCCAATTGTGGTTTGGGCCCATGGCACTACGGGTGTGGCAGATGCTTGCGCACCAAGTAAAGCAGCTTTAGCAGAAAGTACAAAAGATTTAATTAGTAAATTACTAGCCGCAGGTTATGTTGTGGTCGCACCTGACTATGAGGGTTTAGGTACACCAGGCATACATCCTTTTTTAAATGTTAAAAGTGAGGCTTTTTCAATTACAGATGCGGTGGTTGCAACACGCAATTATTTATTACAGCGTAACTTATTAACTTCAAAAAAATGGTTAACAGTAGGACATTCACAAGGGGGGCATGCTGCATTAGGTGCTGCACAATATGCGAGTCGTGCACAACTAGACTATAAAGGTACAGTAGCGGTAGCACCTGCTTCTAATCTAGGGGGTATTTTAGTAGATGGAGAGGCGCAAGTTGCGAATGCACCGATAGATATTAAAATTGCAACCTATGCACAGCTTGATACATATACAGCTTTGGTTACAGCTGGCATTCGCAACACACAACCTGCCTTTAATTATTCACAAGTATTTACTTCACAAATTTCAAGTATTGCCGCACAAGCAGAAAACCTTTGTTCAGGACCATTGTATGGAGCCTTTTATGAGGGTATGACTAAGTATGCTACAGATCATAATGGAACACTGGACGGGTATACACGCACACAACCTAACTTTATGGCTGTTCAGCTAGTTAAAACATTTTTAGATAAAGATTCGCAGCCCTTACAAGTAAAAGTCACGACACCGATTATTATTTATCAGGGGGTAGCTGATACAACTGTTCCAAAAGTAGCTACTGATATTTTGATATCTAATGCCACTGTCGTAGGCACTAAAATTAATAGCTATGTGACGGGTAACTGGGATCATGGCACGGTGATGAGCAGTAATGTAGATAATATTGTTGGAAATGTTCAGTCTTTACTGGCAGCTCAATAGAGTTATTGATATTTAAAGACTTTTTAATATTGTTGTAAGCTAAAATTAACGATGGATAAATTTAAAATATAAGCTTTAAACGAGCTTTTTATTTGATTTATAAACAATGGCTCATTT